TCCTGGCTTGACGGATATACTCTCTCCCTGGTCTAAAGTCATGTCTATGCTGACGCTATGGCTTCTATCGGGCTTCCAGTCATTTGGCATACCGTTTTCATTTAGGGCATCAGAAACCAACTCTTCTAGAAATTCACTTGTGCAAGGAAGTCTATATACAGAGTGATGTATTTTTAATTTATCCAGTAAGCTGTCCAGTAGAATGTTTTTTATTTGTTCACGCATAGTAAATCCATTGTATCAGACATGCTTGGATGAGTCAATCCATATGTTGTCTAGGGATGGTTTGTATGTTCTCTATTTCGGCGACGAATTAAGTGCCCCGCCCGAACTTAAAAGATAAATTAAATAATGATATAATAGTTTTATTATGACTAATACTGATTGGGCACAATTCATTCTTACATTGCTTTCAATTGGAGCAATTGTAATTAGCTCAATTCGCTGGTATATAAAAATTCAAGTAAAGCCAATTGCAGAAGCGGTAGCAGACATTAGAGCAGAGACTAAAACTAATGGTGGCACCTCTATGCGTGATGAGATTAAGTACATTAAGCTTGAGCAAGAAAGATCTGCCAAAACAAGAGCAGCATATAATGACAAGCTAGATCACATGTATGAAATTCTTATAGCATATATTGCTAAAAACTCTAAGTAACCTAATTTTCCTATTTTCCTTTATATAAAATATATAAACTATCTTGTAAAAACCTAGTTTAGGCATACTTCTTTTCTTTATATATTTTAAGTATACACCACTCAATACCCTGGCTAATTACACATAACATAACAAAACGGACATTTAGTATTGTAACAATTTGATAACGATTTAAAAGTATAACGATAAGTTATAATTCTAGTATTTCCTGGATTATTTATAAACGAATGTTATAATTTGTATGGGTTGGTTCCTAGGCTTCTGCATACCCCACCCCAACAGGGCTTAGGGACCAATTCTTTTATTATGGTATAATCATTGATATGTGCTCACCTACAATAGAAAAATTTGGGGCAACCCCAGCTAATATTCAATGGACTGTTGTTCGTGGAGATTATGCTTCATTTACCGTTTCATTTCTTGAAAATGACGAAGTTGAAGAGTTTGATACTACTGGATGGAAATTTGCCGCCACCGCATATGACCCATCAGTAAATCTTTTAGATGCATTAACTGTTGAAGTTGATGGCTCAGTGGTTACAGTCAGTGCCCCAGGATCAGTCACAAAAGACTGGGGTACCAAATATACATCTGTAGTTGCAGAGCTGTCGTTTGACCTTCAAGCAAAAGTTCCAGACGGAGGTTCAACATTTACTTGGACTCCAGTAATAGGAACAATTTGTGTTCTTGGAGATGTGTCTCCAATAAATGCAGTAAGTATTGGCGAAGGTGGGGTATCTTAAATGATAATTAAAATTAAAGATACAAATGTACAGCTTCCACCAATCATAAAGGTAAACGGTACAATTTTTAAAGTAAAGAGATAGCAGATGGCTATATCAAAAAATATGGATGCTCCAAAAGCAAAATATGCAGATGCAATTCAGTCAACCAAAAACACAAATTCTCCAAATACTGAATACGTTGCTGTTCCAGGAGTTCAGGGCGAAAAGGGTGAAGTAGGACCAGCAGGACCTCCAGGACCACAGGGTGAAAAAGGGGAAAGGGGAATCCAAGGCAAAGAGGGAAGAGAAGGTCCAAGGGGTCCAAAAGGAGATCCTGGTAAAGGTGGAGGACAAGGATACGATAGCCCATCTGGACAATATCCTGGTTGGGCGTACTATGAAAACAAAAATAAAAAAGCAATTTTCCTTGGCCCAGATAGAGGCGATGATGGTTGGGTTAATATTTTCATGGACGATGATTTAGATAATAATATTTTAAAATTTCTTCCAGAAGGATCAGTATCTTTGTGGAACTCAGTTACTCAAAGAATTAACTTTAAGCAATTAAAAGTTGGGGCAAGAGTAGATATCAGATATGATATAGCATTAACTACAGATACAAATAGCACTGAGGCTTGGATAAGAACCTATATTCCAAAAGTAGAATCTCCAACGGGATATATTGGAATGTTAAAATATAAATATCCTTATGAGATGTCTGTTAACCAAACCTTATATGTAGACTTGTCAAAAATTAGATCAGAAGGTGCAATAATCCAAGCAAGAGCAGATAGCGAAAGCACCATACTTCTTAAGGGAATGTATATAGCAATTTCATAAAAAAAATACCCCCAAGGCAGATAGCCAAGGGGGTACCTTTATATATTAGTACGGAAACTTCTTCATCCAGTTTTTAGTTTTTGGAGTTATACCGTGCCAAGCAGACCAGTCTTTACCAGCATTGCTCATATGGTATGCAACCTGTGCATTAATAACGGGGTTTAGCAACTCACTATTAAAGTTTATGCCAAACTTATCTTTGCGACTTTCTTTAAGCATTCCCAGCATATTTATCTGAAAAATACCATAAGAGTTGTCGCCAGTTTTTTCATTTCCGTTAAAAGCCAAAGGTCTTCCGTTTGACTCTTTTTTAGCAACTGCCCAAGCTTTAACTAGCCCTTCTTTACGAAAGCCAACCCCATAGAGTAGCTCCTTAAGTTGCCTATCTGTAAGACTAACAGCATCTTGATATTTATGTAGAACATTTAAGTTCTTTTTTACCTTAGTAAGACTTTTAGGCTTAGAAACCAAAAAAACCGCTTTGGCGGTTGAAGGTTCAGAAACTAATGGCTTACTAAGATTATTCTCAGTACTTAAAGCATTGGCTGCATTTGTTAGTGGTGCAAGCAGCCCAATTGAAGCAAGGATTCCAATCCAAATCTTTTTATCTCTTCTCATCAAAATAACCTCCTAGAGACTAAAGATGCTACCTGCTGGTAGCACTAACTAAGTATAACATGGGATTGGCAGGAAAAGCAAACTTTATAACATTTTTTTATAAAAGTTAATAATTGCTATTTTCAAGTGGTATAATATAAAAATGGCAACCTATAGAAACCCAAATGAAACCCCCATTACTGGAGTAGTTGCTCCAGCAACATATAACATTGGTAATAAACCACCTCTTATCAACTGGACGGCTGTAATTGGAGATACAGTATCTTTTAGAATTTATGTAGAAGATGATTTAGGAAATCCTTTAGATTACGACACAACTGCCGCTGGAGATACATCTGGTTGGGTTATCTCAGGAGATTTTAGAAGGTACTCAGATAATGACGGAGACGACTTGTTATTTACAATTTATCCAGATCAAACCGTACTAGATGATGCTGGAGAGTTTACAGTAACTTTAACTGCAACGCAATCAAAACAATTGTTAACTGGAGATGTTTTTGATATTCAATTAAAAGATGGTGCTCGTGTTTGGACGGTATGCCAAGGCGAAATGATTATGCTTGGTGAAGTAACAGAACAGGCATAAAGTCTATGGCAACAACAGTAATTTCAGATATACAAACTAAAAAAACTATATCTGACATTAAACCAAGAATAACTGCAGGAAATATAACAAATGGAACATCTTTAGCCTCAAACATTGCTTTAGGGCTTGTAGTTTCAGCAGCAGCTCTATCTCCAATAATAACAATATCAGATCTTGCCCCAGAATCTAATTCTATTAGATTGGTAAGCTATGCAAAAATAGTTACACCAGCAGATATTCTTCCATTTAGACTAACCATAACTAATATTGGAATTGAGGGTGTTAGTCAAACTAATCCCCCAGGAATTGGCGTTCAGGTTATTGGTTTCTCTAACTATATACTCTAAAATGTATGATATAATTCAATCATGGCTAAATTATCAATCGCAAGCATCAAGTCTCTGTTTCAAACTGGAGACCGTCCAAGTCAAGCAGATTATGTAGATTTGATTGACAGCACATCTGCAAGATCAACAGATCTTGGTTCAGATGGTAACAATGAGTCTACAATCAATGGCATTGAGAACTCAACAATTTTTGATAACTTTTTAGCAAGTGAGTGGAGATCTGTAAAGTATCTGATCTCAATTAAAAAGACTTCTGGAGGCGCAAATAAGTATTGGGCCACAGAACTAACCATAGTCCCTGACGCTACAGATGTAAATGTCAGTGAGTATGGAACAGTAGACAATGATGGGAATATTGGCACCATCTCCGTGTCTAGAGCAGGGGATACAGTTTCACTAACTGTAATTCCTGTAGGTGGGCAAACACCAATAACCCTACGCTATTTGCGTATTGGGTTAAAGGCCTAACTAAGGAGATAAAATGGCAACAGTAACAAAAGATTTTAGAGTAAAAGCAGGACTGGTGGTTGAGGGATCAACCGCGACTGTTAATGGAAAGAATATTATCACAGCAGGTGTCGTTGACGCTAAAGGTGATTTGATTGTAGGTAGTGCAGATGATGCAGTAGCTCGTTTAGGTGTTGGCACAAATGGTCAAGTACTTACAGCAAACTCAGGTGCAACATACGGCGTAGAGTGGTCAGCACCAGCAGCAGTTGGAGTATTTGGTTCAAGCATTGAGTTTGAAGGCTCTACAGCAAATAACTTTGAAACAACTCTTGCAGTAACAGACCCAACAGCAGACCGTACAATCACACTTCCAGATGCAACTGGTACAGTAGCACTTACTTCAGACATTACTAGCGCAGCAAATGCACTTACAACAAGTGATATTGAAGAAGGCACAAACCTTTACTTTACAGATGAAAGAGCACAGGACGCTATTGGTAAGAATGTCGGAACTGGTCTTTCATACAACGATACAACAGGTGCAGTTTCTGTAACAGCAAACACATATGATGCATATGGTTCAGCATCAACAGTTGCAGGCAATCTTACAACTCACGGCAACCTTACAGAAGCACACGGCGCAACGGGTGCAGTAGTTGGAACAACAAACACACAGACACTTACAAATAAGACACTTACAAGCCCAACACTTACAACACCAGCACTTGGTGTAGCAACTGCTACATCTGTTAATGGAACAACAATTCCATCATCAAAGACTCTTGTTGTAACAACAGATAAGCTAA